GTCAAAGTTAGACTGCTTAAGGGTTGCAAACATCTTGTCTGCATAAATATCAAGAGCTGCGGATGCCTCAGACTTGCGGTCTTCTGGAATGTCTGGGCCAGTTTCTAATCTGCACCATTTACGCTGTGGTGGGAATATTCCTGATTGTAGGCGGTTGGCAAAGCGCTGGGTCGAATTAATAGCGGTTGCATCAAACACACGATTCATCTTCTTAGCACCGCCAACCTTACCATCGTAATAGCCGTCATAGAGATTGCGCTGTGGCAGAGCAAACTCATATGCCTCATCGTATAGGTCTCTAAAGTCCTCTTTCTTACGCAACGCTATATCGTGGCGCTTGAGGATGTCCTCTGGTTTTAATCTCATCATTTCAGCCATATCAATCCTTTTTGTGTCTATTTGCAAAGTTGCGAGCCGCCTCTTTGCTACCAAAGCCCCACGCTTGCAATGCTTTCTTTAATCGTGTTGGTCTACCCTTCTCATCCACTAGTGGCCCAGCCATACCACCAAAGCGAGCAGCAAACGATACTCTGCGTGGATTGGTTCCAACTTTAACTGGAGACTGCAAGTTCCCGCCTTCTTTGCTCTCAAAGTGTTTACGGCCAGCCTCATTTAGCCCACCACTTGGATTCTGATATTTTTTAAGTGTCATTCGTACCACTCTAAAAATAATTCAGCCATTTGAGCGGTTCCACTTACATTAGTTAATCTAAATAAATATGTTGTTAATGGATTTAATACTATTTCTAAAGTACCAGATCCACTACCGCCAGATTTTTTACCAACCCCACCAGCAACAAGCTCTGCATCAATTTCAGTTCCAGTTACTGTTACAGTTGGATTAATCAATATTGCTGATTGACTTGTTGTTGCACTTGTTCTATTTCTTTTAACTGCCGTAAATGATGTGCCACCAGATACAGTTGCGCCTTCATACATATAAAATTCAGCATTACCACCGCAACTCGCATCTACTAAAATATGTGCATATACACCACTAGCCCATGCAATTGCTATATTGCAACTTGCCCCATCTGCTAACTTTGTTGCGTTTGGATATATTCTGTATGCTTTAAATGCGCGGCCTTCATGCAAACGCAGATGGTTTACATCAACAATGGGAAAAGGTCTGTCTGAGCTTGCAAGTGTTTGTACGTTGTCTTTATCAACATAGCTGGGTGATACATGACGAGACTTTGTAGAGAGCGACTCACGCTCAACAATAATCGCCATTAATCTTCTTCATCCTCTAGCTCGGATGCTTTATACATATCCTCTTCGTTTGGCTTAGAACGGCCAGCCTTTTGAGCCAACATCTTAGCCACCTTCTTTTGGAATGGTGTCAACTCCATAGGCTTCTTTTCTTCTTCGCCCATGCCTTTGTGGTCTTCTCCAAATTCAAACGATAGTTCTACTTTCATTTCTTAGCAGCCCTCATGTTGTCAACTAAGTTAGGGTAAGGTCTACCAGCTTTCTTAGCCATTGCTTTAGCAGCGGCCTTCTGCATTGGAGACAGTTTCTGTGGTTTGCCTAAATCTTTAGGCCGTTCTTTATCCCAGACTTCTTTCATTTTTTCTTAGCCATTCCAGCTTCGCTCATTGCAATTGCAACGGCTTGCTTTTGGGATTTAACAACTGGGCCACCTTTACCAGAATGTAGACCACCAGCCTTGTATTCACGCATTACTTTGGCTACTTTCTTTTGCATCTTGTCTTTTTTATCCAAGATTAGATCCTCCACCTAAAGTCTCTTTCATTCCCATATCTGCGTTTAATCGTGCATCCGATAGGAGCTGACGGCCTCTACGTCTTGCGCCACGCAATTTTGCGGCACTCTCTTCTTGACCTTGGGTTACTTGTGTTGCTTTTTCAGTTTCTACTTTTTTTTCAGCTGCTGCTGTTGCTGCTACCTCTGTTGGTCTTGGTGCAACCGATTGAACACTACCACCTCCAAATACTCCGCCCATGATTAATATCCCTTCATTTCGTTAGAGCCAAGCGTTTGTATGCCTGTCTCTGGGGTTAAGCGTGTATCAGATAGCAACATCCGGCTACCACCACGCACTCTTGCTCTGGTACGAGCTGCATTTTGTTCAGCCAGTTGGCGCTTTTCATCTTCGGCCTCAGTTCGTATTTTTGCAGTTTCTACTTTAGTCTCAGCAGCTGCTCGTTCTGCGCCGCTAGTATCTGGAGATCCACCAAATAGTCCACCCATTTAACACCTCGTCATTAATAAGTAATCCACCTTGTCAGGGCCATACATCCTTAAAACTGTTTCGGTTTCAAACCTTAATGCTTTCGCATAACGTATTGCCCGAATATCGTCAGTTCTAACAGTTATTTGCAATCTATGCAAGTTGAGATATCGGGTTGCGATATCTACAAACGATCTGCCACATCTGAGCATGGATGTTGGGTGTTCTCTTGCTTGGTTATCAAAGATGCTCCACATCTCGCCAACTCCACCCCAGAAAAATACAACTCCAAAGATTGCTATTGGTTTGTTTCTATAGAAAGCGGTAACCGCTGCGCCAAGCATGGATTGGCTGTATATCATCGATCTAAGGTCATAGCCCCTAGCTACCGCCAACAACTCTGGCTGGGTAGTATCGAGCTGGTCAAAGTGGTCAATAACGAATGGTAGATAGAACACCCCTCTCTTGGGATGCATCTCTTCATTTAATACCTCATAAGGGATGGTTACCTTCATCTTGAGAATATATCAAAGTCGCTGTTAGCTACAGTTTGGGCTATATATGTTCTTGATGATCCGTCTCCTGGGCGAGTCATGCGCTTGTATTCACCGCCACCCAGCAAGAGATATCCAAAGGCATCACCAACGTGGGAGTGTTCATTTTTGTTTGGTGTATCTCTAAACCGCTCCTGACCAGAGCCTACCGATACCCGCTTAAAATGATACCCACCAGCCAATGACTTACGCAGTAGCTTGCATTTGGTGTCAACTAACAGACCCGGCTTGCCGTTAATTAAGCGTTGCATGGGCGCGGCAGCTGACTCTCTACGAACTTTAAAATCATTCGAGGGTGTTGGCTGTGCCTTGAGACCTAAAGTTCTGAGGAAGTCAAAAGCTGTTACCTCATAGATGGCATCCCGCGCCATACCAGCTGGATCGCCCCATACCAACACTTGCATACCTGGGTACTTTGCGTTGATTTCAGCTATGAGCTGGTGGCCAAAGCGCTCCAATCCCATGTCAAAGGTAACAATCTCATCAATAACTTGCCACCTACCGCTAGGTAACCTCTGCCCAATCACCGCAGCTGGTGTCAAACCAAAGTCAAGGCCGATCTGAATTGGCACAGAGTTGTCCAAAATGGTCTCTCCAGACATGATGTTATCGTCATATTCATGCCAAACCGATCTACCCTCTTGGACGTAAGTATATTTGCCTTCTGCATAGCATCTAATCCAATCAATGTTCTTACCTAGTAGCATCTGCTGGTAGTAACCAGCTGGTAGATTGGCTACGTTTTCAGCCTTCCTGTTCAGTTGCCACCATTTACCCGCTGAGAAGATGCAGTCATTGGCCTCTGGGTTCTCTGGGAGGTCATCTTTTGCAACCTCAATAACACCGCCTGGCTGCTTAAAGAACTTCCAAGCGTATGGGCCTGTCATCTTTTCTTTCTCTGCCATCCTAAACCACCAATGGTCATCGTCCATGGGGTTGGTATCCATCCAGATACCATGCCAACTAGCACCGCCATCTCGCTTAGTAGGGTATCTACCTACTCGGTGTGTAAGGCCATCGATTACAGCCTTTGGCAACTCTCGTGCCTCGTTAACCCATGCCCCTGTTAGCTCTAGGGATAATAGTTTTCTGACATCCTTTGGCTGGTCAAGCGCTAGGAAGATTACCTCGCAGTCAATACCAGCGGCATCATCTCTAGCTGGTAGTCGGATGTGGTGGGTAATGGGTGGGGTATAGAGCATTGGCCCAAAGGTATTCTCTGGGAATAGGTCTTGCCAAGTCTTTATTGTTGTTGTCTTGAGTTCGGGGTAGCTATTGCGTACAATGACAAAACGGCTATATCGGGTGCCATCGATAGGGGAGGGCTTTTGCTGAATTGCCCGAATGAACACCTCGGCAGCACACGCATAGGACTTGCCCGATCCTACTGGCCCCATCATTCCACGCACAAACGCATTGCTTGTTAAGAACTTATAAACCTCTGGAGACTTGGAAAAATCGAGACTGATACCAGTTGATGGTATCTGCTTGCTTGACATCTCTTTTGTTCTAGCCATTGATTTTTAACACTTTTCAGTTAATATTAGCTAACTTTACCATTATAAGGTATGTCATGGCACAAAAATCATGTACCGATGAAGAGTTTATAACCATTTGGCGAGAGCATCAATCTCCTGACAAAGTTGGCAAGGCTATAGGACTTAGCACTCGCAATACGTTAAAAAGACGCAGAACAATAGAAGATACACATGGCATTGTTTTAGACGCTTTAAAACCTAATGGGATGCCTAAGATTTACATTCCCGATGAGTAGATGCAAGCCAACATCACTATTGACAATGGCACAATCCTAGTTGGCTCCGATTGCCACTACAACCCAGAATACGTTACGACAGCTCACCGAGGGTTTGTTGAGTTTGTAAAGTATCTGAAACCAAAGATTGTCATTCTCAATGGGGATATCGCAGACTTCGCTAGTATCTCAGCCCATCATCGCATTGGCTGGCAGAAAGGCCCTACAGTCAAAGAAGAGTTGGATGAGATCCAAGAGAGACTTGGGGATATTGAAAAGGTAAGACCACCTGGCTGCAAGTTAATGATTACGATTGGTAACCACGACTTACGATTCTCAGGCAAGCTGTCTAACATCCTACCTCAGTACGAGGGCATCAAGGGTTTTGATATTGCAGACCACACACCGCATTGGAAGTGGTACTGGTCAATCATGGTTAATCAGACTTGCATGATTAAACACCGCTGGCACAACGGCATTCATGCGGTCTACAACAACACCATTAAATCGGGTACGAGTTTTGTTACAGGGCATCTACATTCTCTTAAAATTACCCCTTGGACTGACTATACAGGCACAAGATATGGCGTAGACACAGGCACCATGGCCTGTATTAAGGACAGCCAGTTCAGCTATACCGAGAACAACCCGGTCAACTGGAGGGCCGGATGGGCAATCTTGACGTTTATCAATGGCAAGATGATGCCACCAGAGCTGGCAGAGGTTGTTAACGAGGATGAGGGTTTAATTTACTTTCGCGGCCAACTGCTAAAGGTATGATCCAGCTGACATCCACCATTCTCAAGAATATGTACACCATGCTTGTGGTGTGCAAACCCTTTGATAATTGGAATATGCCTTTGCCATGCCAGATCAAGTTCATCGTAGACCACGATCCAGACACCATGGGAACCTACCTCCACGATGATTCGGGTAAGCATGAACACATCATTACTATCTCGGCTGCTCGTTGTGGCTGGCTCGAAACCGCCCTCAGAACGATGGCTCACGAA